GGCCGGATGTCTAAAACTCTCGAACGGGTGTTCGAACGGACCCCCGGGTTTTAGCCTCCTGGACCTCCACTTCGACCTCCACTTGGCACCCCCGAAGTGGAGGTCGAAGTGGACATAGGGACGTGGAGGTCGTGGAGAATCGTGGACATGCATCACCGCAGGTCAGAGCCCTCCACGTGGGGGTAGTGGAGAATCGTGGACATGCAGCGCCACTACCTCCACTCCACCCCCCGACCTCTAGGGAGGGGGGTGGAAGTGGACATGGAGGTGGAGGTGGTGGAGATGGAGGAGGAAGAGCATGGCTGGAAGGCCCGGTCCGAAGGCAGCGATCACCGCTGAGCCCCTGGACTTCTCGACGACGGCCAACCCGAACTGGGAGCGTGGCTGGCCGCGGATCGTCTCGTTCGCCGAGCACTTCCTCAAGGTCCCGAAGGGCGCCGGAGCGAAGGAGCCCTTCCGGCTGCGCGACTGGCAGATCGACATCCTCAAGCAGATGTTCCCCGCGGCGAGCGACGGCGTGCGCCGCCCACGCCAGGGACTCATCTCGCTCCCTCGAGGCAACGGCAAGACGGCGCTCGCGGCCGTGCTCGCCGTCTACGCCCTCTTCGCCGACGAGGAGGAGGGTGCGCAGATCCTCATCGTCGCGTCGGACGAGCGGCAGGCCGGGCACGTGTTCCGCGCCGCGCGCCGGATGATCGAGACCTCCCCGGAGCTCGAGAAGCGCTGCCACTTCTACAACGACCGCATCTACGTCCCGCACACCGACTCCGAGCTCCGCCCGCTCCCGGCCGACGTCGGCGCGCTGCAGGGCTGGGACCCGTCGCTCATGATCGTCGACGAGCTCCACGTGGTCACGGAGGACGTCTGGGAGGCCGTGACGTCCGCGACGGGCAAGCGCGCCGAGTCCATGACGCTCGCGATCTCCACGCCGGCCGACAACACCGACTCCGTGATGTGGCGGCTCGTCGAGTGGGGGCGCTCGCTGGAGCCCGACGACGAGGACTTCGTGTTCATCGAGTACGGCGCCCCGGCGGGCTGCGAGATCGACGACGAGGCGGCCTGGTACGAGGCGAACCCGGCCCTGGGGGACTTCCTCTTCGCCGACGCGATCAAGGCGAAGCAGAAGACGCTCCGCGAGGCCGCGTTCCGCCGCTACCACCTCGGCCAGTGGGTCGGCCAGGAGGGCACGTGGCTCGAGTTCGGCATGATCCAGCAGATCGCCGACCGTGACCGAGTGGTGGGCCCGAAGGAGAAGGTCGTGCTCGCGTTCGACGGCTCGGCGTCCGGCGACGCGACGGCGCTCATCGGCGCGACGGTCGAGGAGGAGCCGCACATCTTCACGGTCGCCGTCTGGGAGAACCCCTCGGACCCCCGCTGGCGTGTGCCGCGCGAGGAGGTGCTCGACAAGATCGACGAGGCCTTCGCGACCTACAACGTCGTCGAGCTCGCGTTCGACCCGTGGGGCTGGCGGACCGAGTTCGACGGGCTGGCGAAGAAGCACGGCAAGAAGCGCGTGATCGAGTGGAACACCGCGTGGAAGGCCCGCATGGCCCCGGCGACCGACCGGGCCTACGCGCTCATCTCCGAGCACCGCTGCACGACGGACGGCAACGCGACGCTGGAGACCCACTTCGGCAACTGCGTGGCGACGCCGTCCGCGCTCGGCGACATCGTCCACAAGGACAAGAAGACCTCGCCGCGCAAGATCGACGCCGCGGTGGCGGGTATCGTGGCTCTCGACCGAGCCGCACATCACCAGAAGTCGGCAGGATCCCGAGTCAGGAGCTTCTCGTCATGAGCCAGACACCTCTCGAGCGGGCCGCAGAGCTCGCCAGCGTCATCAACGAGCGCAGCGCCGTCTACAGCGACGACCTCGCCTACTACCTCGGCAAGCAGCCGCTCTCGTTCGTCTCGCCGAAGTCGAAGGAGCTCATCAAGCTCAACCACCTCGGCTCGAACATCTGCCGGCTCCAGGCCAACTCGCTCGTCGAGCGCCTGCGGATCATCGGCCTCACGCTCAACGAGAAGACGAACGACGGCCTGTACCGCGACTGGCTGGCCGCCGGGATGGACCAGGGCCTCGCCACGCTGCTGCGCGAGGCCGTCGCGTTCCGCCGGGGCTACGCGATCGTCTGGGACTCCTCGGGCAAGCAGCGCCCGCGCGTCACCATCGAGTCCTCGCGCACGATGGCCGTCCGGCGCGACCCGGAGACCCGGGAGGTCCTCGAGGGCGTCAAGGTCTGGCGCGACGGCAACGACACCCACGTCGTGCTGTACGGCGCCGACGCGATCTACCGCTTCAAGAGCACCGACGAGACGGGCGTCTCCGGGCTCAAGGCCGTCGGGGAGACCGCAAACCCGCTCGGCACGCCGCCGGTCGCCGAGGTGCTCAACGCCGACCTCGCGAGCGGCTACGGCGTCTGCGAGTTCCAGGACACGAAGCCCCTCGTGGACGCCCTCAACAAGCAGCTCGTCGACATGATGACGACGTCGGAGGCTTACGCCCGGCCGCGCCGCTGGGCCGCGGGCATCGAGATGGGCACCGACGACGAGGGCGAGCCGAAGAACCCGTTCCCCGCGACGGACGACATGGCCATCGCCGAGGAGCACGACGCGAAGTTCGGCCAGTGGGAGGCCGCGAACCTCCAGGCGTACGGCGAGGCGACGCGCGTCATCATCAGCCAGATCCAGGCCGTCTCCTCGCTCCCCGCGCACTACCTCGGCACGCTCCAGGGCCAGCCGTCGTCGGCCGACGCGAACCGCTCGGCCGAGGCGTCCCTGGCCGCGCGCGCCGAGGGCAAGCAGTCCTCGCTCGGCGAGGGGCTCGAGCGCGTCGCCCAGCTCATCCAGGGCATCAAGACGAAGACGGACCCGCTGAGCCACCGCGTCGGCCTGCTGTGGGCGGACCCCGCGACGCGCTCGGAGGGCCAGGCGGCCGACGCCGCGGTGAAGCTCCACGCCGAGGGCCTGCTGAGCCGCAAGGCCACGCTGCGCCGCCTGGGCTACACGGACGACCAGATCGAGGCCGACCTCGAGGAGCTGCGCAAGGAGCGCCGCGAGGCCCAGGTCGACCAGCTCGTCGCCGCGCCCATCGAGGCGCAGAACATGGAGCCCGCCCCGTCTGACGACGACGTGGTGCTGTGATGGCCACGCTCGACGAGCGGATCGCCGCCCTGCTCCTGGCCGGCCGGTCGGGGCAGGGCGGCGGTCTCTACTCCCACCGGGTCATCGACGCCTTCGTGGCCACGGCGCTGCGCGACATCGCGCGGCTGCTCGGGCTGTCGGAGGCGCTCACGCGCGAGGAGCTGCTCCGCGTGCTCGCCGGGCGCCTCGCGCGCCACAAGACGAGCGCCTGGGAGACCTCGCGCGCCTACGGCGTCATGGACGCGCGCACGGCGTCGTCGGGGCCCACGTACCTGCCCTGGGTGCCCGCGGGCTACGAGATGCCGCCGGACGACTTCATCCAGACGGCCCCCGAGTTCACGCGAGACCCCGAGCTGGACGGCCCCGAGGACGCCTACGACCGGCTCGTGATCTCGTTCGACACCACGCTGGTCGCCGGGCCCGACGGCGGCGTCCGCATCCCCGAGGACCGCGTCAACCGGCTCATCGAGAACGAGGTCGCCGAGTCGGCCGTCCAGGGCTACCAGAGCGGCGGCCGGGTGGCAGGCGCTCGCGGCTACCGGCGGCGCATCAACCCGGACGCCTGCCAGCTCTGCTTCTGGCTCTGGAAGGGCGGCTACGTCTACCCCATCGACCAGCCGATGCACCGCCACGTTGGCTGCCGCTGTTATCCTGAGTACACTACGGACCGGGTCGGTCGTTGGACCGGCACCGAGGAGGAGAACTTCCAGCGCAGCGAGGAAGAGCAGAGGTTCCTCGAGATCTACCCGAGCAAGGGCTCGCCGCGCTGGCGAGAGCTGAGGGAGGAAACCCGTGAGCAACGAGACGAGCGGATCGCCGACTGGCGCCGACAAGTCCTCGCAGGACGCGCCGAAGCCCGGCGAGCAGTCGCCGCAGAACGCGCCGGAGCCGAAGGATGAGCCCGACACGTTCCCCCGGAAGTACGTGGAGGAGCTCCGCGAGGAGTCGAAGCAGCACCGGCTCCGCGCCCAGCGCGCCGACGCCCTGGCCCAGCAGCTCTTCGAGTCCCGGGTGCGGCTGCTCGGCCGGCTCGAGGACCCGACGGACCTGCCGTTCGACGAGGCCCTGCTCGAGGACGACGACGCGCTCACCGCGGCGGTCGACGATCTCCTGGCTCGCAAGCCTCACCTCGCGGCTCGCACGGTGGCTGGCCGCATCGGAGCGGGAGAGAGCGGCTCGGCGGATGGCGAGGTGAGCCTGGTCGGGATGCTCCGCGACCGGGCGTGATGTACGCTGAGCACACGGTGAGTCTCCGAGGGGTCGGAGACAGCAAGACGCAGAAGCCCCGGGCTGGGCACGCCCGGGGCTTCTGCTATGCTCCGAGCAAGAGGTCGATCCTCTTCGTGAACTAGGGCGCGATGCCCGCGTGAACACCCCGCACAGCATCCCCATCTCACGAAGGAGTCCATCGTGGCCCTCAACTCGACCACCAACGCCGCGGAGCTCACCGCGGAGCAGGTCCGCACCGTCCTCGTCCAGCCGCTCGAGCAGCGCTCGCTGTTCCTCGCCGCCGTCCAGGCCGCGGGCGGGACGATCATCGACACCGCCGGGCCGCTGCGCATCCCCCGCATGGCCCCCGCGACCACGCCCGAGTGGTACGCGCAGAACGAGCAGATCGGCGAGGAGGACCCGGACTTCGGCGAGCTCGAGCTCCTGCCGAGCAACATGAAGTCCGTCAAGGTCATCACGCGCTTCTCGAACGAGCTGGCCCGCCAGTCCGTCGTCGCGCTCGACGCCGCGCTGCGCACCCGTCTCGTGACGGACGTCGCCGCGACGGTCGACACGCAGCTCTTCTCCGACAGCGACGGCACGACCGGCGTGACGGGTGGTGTGCTCCCCGCGGGCATCTTCTCGTACGCCAGCGGCGGCAACGCGGTCCCGACGGCCTCGTGGACCATCGACGGGCTGATCGAGGCGCAGGGCGTCATGCTCGGCGACCACATCGACCCCGCCGGCCTGCGCTGGGTGCTCACGCCCGCGGCGTTCACGGCGATCCGCAAGATCAAGACGGCCACCGGCTCGAACCAGCCGGTGCTCCAGCCGGACGTCTCGCGCGCCGGGGGCTTCACTGTGCTCGGCACCCCGGTCCTCATCACGGACCGCGTGCCGACGGGCGTGGAGGGCGGCCTGGTCGACTTCTCGAAGGTCGTCGTGGCCCGCGACGTCGCCCCGTCGGTCAAGTTCCTCGACCAGACGTACGGCGACTTCGACCAGCAGGCGATCCGGGTGGTCTACCGCCTCGACGCCAAGCCCACCCACGACGAGGCGGTCTTCGCCTTCACCACGCCGACCCCGTGACCCGAGGCGGCCGGTGACCAGGCCCCCGCGCGGCAGGCCACGAGCCTCGCGCGGGGGCCTGTTCCACAGCAGGAGGAGGAGACCCGTGGACCTGGACACCATCATCAAGATCAACAACGGCTGGCAGGCGCTCGTGCTGCTCGCGATCATCGTCGTCCCGCAGGTCATGGCGTACCTCAAGGGCCGCCAGACGAAGGCCGCCGTCGCCGGGCTCGAGCACACGCTCAACGAGACCAACTCCGGCTCGACGGTGCGTGACGCGCTCAACCGCATCGAGGCGCGCCAGCAGGAGCAGGGCGAGGTGCTCGACGCCGTCGAGACCCGCCTGACCGTCCTCGAAGAGGGAGGAGCGACGCCGTGAGCGAGGTAGTCCTCCAGCCCCCCACCCCGAGCGGTGGATGGCCCCCGAAGACCGGGGCCGTCGACTCCCCGGTGCCGGGCTACGACACGCAGATCGCCTGGTCCGCCGACCGGGGCTGGATGAGCTCCGAGCACGCGGGCCGCCCAGACCAGCCGCCGCCGGACGCCGAGGGCGTCGTGGTGGTCCTTCCCGAGGAGGCAGCCCCGTGATCCCCGCCGTCGTCATCTCCCCGCAGCTCGTCGACCGAGCGCGGGCGTTCATGCGCCTGCCGGACATCTACGACGAGATGCTCGAGGAGAGCCTGCTCATCGTTGGCCAGCTCGCCATCGAGTACACGCGGGGCTCCGGCTTCGACGCCTCGGGCAACCCCGGCGCGACCGCGAGCGCCGTCATCGTCAAGGCCGGGGCCCGGCTCGCGGCGAACACCGACCAGACCCGCCGCAACGTCGGCAACACCTCGATCCGCTCGTTCTTCGACGAGTGGGACGCGGTGGAGAAGAAGCTGCTGGACTCGCTCCGGCGCACGGCCCGCTGAGGAGGCGGACGACATGGCCAACACGGTCTACCCCGCGGCGAAGGCCGCCTTCCTGTCGGGAGCCGTCGACCTCACCACCGCCACGGTGAAGGTCCGGCTCACGGCGGGCTACACCTACAACGCCGCGCACGACTTCCTCAACGACGTCGGCGGCAACGACTACCACGACTCCCCCGCGCTGGCCGGCAAGACGGTCACCGGCGGGGTCTTCGACGCCGACGACGTCGTGCTCCCCGCGGTGCCGAACGCCCAGGACGGCTTCGGGGACCCGATCGACTGGGACGGCGCGGTGCTCTACGTCGACACCGGCACGCCGTCGACCTCGCGGCTCATCGCCTTCCTCGACAGCGCGACCGGGCTGCCCTTCATGGGCGACGGCTCGGACGTGACGATCGAGTGGGACGCCGGGGCCGCCAAGATCTTCGCGCTCTGAGGAGGAGCTCGTGGCAACGCTGACCCTCGGCTGGCCGCTCACCGCGGACTTCGACCCGGTGGGCGGCGTCGGCGTGTCCGGGACCCCGGTGTCCTCGGTCGGCAACTCCTACGCGGGCTTCGCTGGCGGCGAGCCGATGCTGCTCGTGCAGTCGGGCGCGACGAGCGCGAGCACCGGCCGCTACCTCGAGGTCACGATCTCCCCGGCCGTGGGGACGATCGACTACGCGCCGACGGGGCTGTTCCTGCGCTGGCGACGGCGCTCGGGGTCCGGCGCGACGGGCTGGCAGGTGCGCTCGTCGCTCGACGGCTACACGGCGATCATCGACTCCGCGACGGGCACGAACACCGCGCAGTCCCGCACCGTCGACCTGTCGAGCCTGGGCACCCTGACGGCCCCCGTGACGCTGCGCATCTACGCGTACGGCGCGACGGGGTCGGGCAACGGGCTCTACATCTGGGACTGGGCGCTCGCGGGCGAGTACGACGACGGCACGGTGAGCCTGGTCGTCGAGCCGGGCGGGATCGCCAGCACCCTGCTGGTCGGCTCCCCCGCGCTCACGCTGTCGGCGCCGGCCAAGGTCGTGCGGCCGTCCGGCGTCGCCTCGGCGCTCGCGGTCGGCACGCCGTCGTTCTCGGTCGTCGCGCCCGCCAAGACGCTGCGCCCCGCGGGGATCGCCTCCACGGCCGCCGTCGGGCTCCCGTGGCTCCACGGCGTCTCCCCGGACCCGACGGAGTGGGTGCCGCTGCCGAACGCCGACGACGTGCTGGCCTTCCTCGGCTGGCCGGCGGGCTACGAGGGCCAGGTCCAGGCGCACGTGGACGTCGTCACGGCGCTCGCGCGGGCCTACACCCGGCGCAACGCCTTCGGCATCGGGCTCGTGCGCTCCGGCGTGCGGGCCGTCATCGTGGCCGCGAGCGCCCGGCTCGTCGCCAACCCGGAGCAGCACAGCCGCCGCATCGGCTCCCTGCGCCAGGCCCCGGGCTTCGAGGGCTGGACGCTCGCCGAGCGCGCCGTGCTCAACGACTACAGGAAGGTCGCCCGATGATCTACTACGACGAGATCACCCTGCACGCCGTCGGTACGGACAGCCTCGGCGACCCGATCCCCGGCGAGGAGCTCGACGTGCCGATCCCCGCCGAGGTCTGGCCCATCTCCAACGTCGAGACGGACAAGAGCCAGGCGACGGGCGCGGGCGTCCCGAAGACGGTCTACCGCGTCGCCACGCCCTTCGACATGGAGACCCGGAACAGCCTCATCCCGGGCACCTGGACCGGCACCCCCGTCTGGTCGATCCTCTACCGTGGCGGGCCGATGGAGACCCCGGCTGGCTTCGAGCGCCACGCCATCTCGGGCCGCCTGGACCACTACGAGTTCGTCGCGGAGGACTTCGGCTCGACCTCCTAGCCCCCGGGGCCCTCTCCCTCCTCCCCCGGGCCAGCACAGCCCCCGTGTGTACGACGCACGGGGGCTGTGCTATGTTTATGCCACGAAGACACCGAGGAGAGGAGCACGAGATGTCCACCACCCCCGACGCCGAGCGCATCGCCGCCGAGACGTTCCCCGAGGACTTCGGCACGGCCAGCGAGGTCGCGGACCTGCGCGCCGCGTTCGTCCAGGGCTGGAAGGCCGCCGGAGCCCAGCGCGCGCGCAAGGCAGCCCAGGCCCGCTGGGACCGCATGACGCCCTCGCAGCGCGAGGCCGCTACCCGACCGGCGCGCCGCGCGTCCGGCCGACTCTGACCGACCCCGACTACTAGGAGACCACCGTGGACCCCTTCGCCCAGATCACCGAGACCGAGCCCTGGCAGGCCGCCGAGGACGCCGCGTACGAGCGCCGTCGCCCTCTGGCCGTCCAGCGCGTCGAAGCACGCCTCGCCGCCGAGCGCGAGGAGATGGTCGCGACCTACACCGGCCGCGTCGTCCAGGACGGAGGGGCCCCGCTGTCCCGAGAGGAGGCCGAGAAGCACGTGGCCGCCATCTACAGCCCCGAGACCGAGACCTACCAGCAGCGCGTGACCCAGGAGATGCAGGCGATGGAGTCCGACCCCACCCTCGCCCCGCCCGCGCAGCCCGTCCCCCCGTTCGAGATCACCGACTGGCAGGGCACCGAGGTCGAGGTCGACGAGCGCGGCACCGCCTGGACGAGCACGAAGTCCGGCCGCCGCGTCCGCGCCGACGAGCGCATCGAGCGGCGCATCGACCCCGCGATCGAGGAGGCCGAGCGCTACCACCACCTCCACGCCGCGCACGTCCACCCGTGGTGCCCGCGCTGCCACCTGCGCGAGGCCCGCACGGTCTTCACGGGCCAGGACGTCAAGAACGCCTGGTTCGACGATGACGCGCTGCTGGAGCAGGCCCGCCCGATGCTCGAGGCCCGCGTGCGCTGGTGGCTGGCACGGCACGACGGCGTCCCCCCGAAGCACCCGGCGACCCTGGTGCCCGAGGAGCGCCGCAACCCCTGGCTCGACGAGACGGCGCTCGCGGACCTGCCGCCCGTCTCCTGGCTCATCGAGGGCCTGCTCCCGCTGTCCGGCGTCGGCTACATCATCGGCCGCGACGGCGTGAAGAAGACCTTCCTCGCGCTCGACCTCGCCATGAGCATCAAGACGGGTCGCGAGTTCCACGGCCGCGAGGTGCACGAGGAGGCCTACTCGGGCGTCCTGTTCGTGGCCGGTGAGGGCGCGGCGACGTTCGGCTCCCGCGTCCAGGCGTGGCGCGCGGCCCGTGAAGCACCCGTGGGCGGCCCGGACGACGAGAGCCCGCTCAAGGTGCGCTCGGGCCCCGTGAACCTCTACACCCGGGACACGGCGTACGAGGAGCTGCTCGAGATGGCGGCGAAGCACCAGCCGGACCTCATCGTGCTGGACACCCTGCAGCGATGCACGCAGGGGGCCGACCAGAACAGCGCCGCGGACATGGCCGTCGTGACCGCGAGCCTCGACGCCCTGAAGCACGCGTCGGGCGGGATGATCCTCGTCATCGCGCACACCGACAAGGGCGACAACGACGCGCGCGGGAGCAGCGCGATCGAGGACGACGCCGACACGGTGATCCACGTCAAGGACCGCGACGGCGTGGTCGAAGCACGCGTGACGAAGCAGCGCGACGGCGAGAGCGGAAGCACGCTCCGGCTGGTCGGCGAAGCACACGCGGGCTCGATAGCACTCGTGGGCGCTGACGAAGCACCCGCGGGCCGTGAAGCACTCGTGGCCTCCTCGCCGCGCCTGCGCATCCTCAACGCGCTGCGGCTGGCCCACGGCGAGCACCTGGGCGTCGAGGACGTGCACCGCGCCGTGACGACGCGCGAGGCGCCCGTCGCGAAGGGCTGGGTCGACAACCTGCTGCGCGAGATGGCGAACGCCGGAGAGGTGCGACGCGAGCAGGTGGGCGCGAGGAAGAAGGCGCTCTACTGGCTCGACCCCGTGCTGGACGGCGACGCCGCGCCCGGAGAGCCCGTCGTCGCCGAGAGCCAGGAGGGCTGAGAGGTGTTCCGGGTGTGCGCCGAGCACGGCTGCCAGGAGATCTCGTCCAGCGAGGAGAGCCGCTGGTGCGAGGCGCACACCCGCGCCGAGAAGACGAGCCGGCGGCGCCCGCGCACGTTCCGTGAGAGCGGCTACGACGCGGCGTGGGACCGGCTGAGCAAGAGAGCCCGCGCGCTGCAGCCCTGGTGCTCGGACTGCGGGACGAAGGAGAGGCTGACGGCCGACCACCTGCCGTCGGCATGGGAGCGCAAGGAGAAGGGACTGCCGCTGCGCCTCGTGGACGTGGACGTCGTCTGCGGCCCGTGCAACACGAGGAGAGGCAGCAGTCGCCCCGGCGCCGCGCGCGCTGAGAGCCAGGCAGAGAGAGCGGCGCGGGAGATGAGAGCCCAGCGCCGCGACCCCCGCAAGAGATGAGAGGGCCTCGCTCGCAAGAGATGCGAGAGAGGAAGAGGAGAGGAGAGAGGCCGTGAGCCTTGCAGTAGGAGAGAAGAGAGAGACGAGCTCGTGGCGACCGCCGATGCCGCTGTGGGTCTGGCTGTTCGTGGTCGGCACGCTCGCCGCCACCGTCGGCCTGCCGGTCGTCGTGTCCGCCTACGTCGTCGGCTACGTGCTCCCCGCGCACGTCGTGTGCGTCGTCGTGGCGCTCGCGCTCGCGGCGTTTACGTGGCCCGGGGGGTACACCTCGCCCCGTCGCTGGCAGGGTCGTACCGCAAGGCCGGATGTCTAAAACTCT